GGGAAAAAGACCGCCAAGAAATGGAGAAACGTTTTGCTTATCGATCCCGAGAAGACGCTGGACCAAAACCTCAAGACGATGCACCAAAAGCACCCGCCAAGAAAAAGGCAAAGATTCGGGGCGACTCTGGCGATGGCGGTGTCGGTGCTGAAGACGAAGAACTTGAGGCCAGCGGTGATGCTGCGGCCCCTGGAGATGTTGGAAGCGACCCAGGTCCAGACCAGGGTAGCGCAACAGATTAGCAAGGACGCAGCGGCGGAAGGTATTCCCCTGGTGACTGACATCGAGCAACAGAGATGGGGCTTAAGCAATATCCTGGTGCGACATTATGATTTCGGGAAAGATCTTTCCCTTAATGAAATCCGTGTCATTCAGCAGCTATGCAAAGTCGCTGCGGCCAAAGTCGATTGTGATCTACATTTCACACTTGAGACGTTGCGGTTTTCCGTGACGGAAAAGCCCAAAAAAGAAGACCGGGTTTTATCCGATACGGAATATCGGCGCGCTGTCGATCAGTACATTAAGCGTTGCCAAACCTTCGCCCACCATCGGAAAGAAACCGAAGATATTCTTTCCGAATGGCGCTACCTGAAATGGCCTATTAACTGCCACTGCGGTTAAGGCCATACGCCTGACCACCTCTCCCCCAGGAGGTGGTCAGGCGCCCCCTGCTTGACTTCTGTTGCGTAACTGACACCACGCCCCAAAAAACGGTCCAAATGTGTACTAGACCCGTGCTTATAGAAACCAAATACCAGGGCGAGAAAAAAGTCGCTCAATGCCGCAAATGCGACGAGTGCATCGCTGCGCGTAAACGGCATTGGATTGGTCGGATGCTTGCAGAAGAGCAAACCTGTCACAGCGTCAACTTCCTGACGCTCACCTACGGCGGCGGCTACGACAACATCGATGCTTACTGGTTGAACTATCAGCACGTGCAACTCTTCTTCAAACGTCTCCGCAAGGCGGGTCATAAGTTCAAATATGTTGCAGTTGGTGAACATGGAACCCAGTACGAAAGAGCACACTTTCACATAATGATGTTCTGGCAAAACGAACCGCCTGAGCTGACTCTGAATGACGAATGGAATTGGAAACTCTGGCCTCACGGTCACACATACGCTGAAGTTCCCAGGTCGAAACAAGGCTGCGCGGTCTATATCATGGATTACCTTAACAAGGATAACCTGGAGCGCGCTGTCATGAAGTACTCCAAAAACCCGATGCTCGGGCAAGAGTACCTGATTAAGTACGCGCAAGATCACGTTTCCAACGGTCTGAGCCTCTTCGCTGAAAGCGATCGCTTCACAATCCCGAACAACCCTTCCCAGTCGGGAAAGCCTTTTTATTACCCAGTCGGCAGGGAAACGGCGCTTTATTCAAAAATGATAGACGCCTATCTGCTCAAGTGGGCGATTGAACGCCCCGAGCAACCCCTGCCTTTAAACGACGAACTCTCTGAGTACCTGGGGGATCTTTGCCAGGATACCTCCGAACAGCCTTTGCCTGTGCAGCAATTCATTGCTCGTCATTACGGCTATGAGCCTGTCGAAAGCATCTGTTACGATGTGGAAATCGCTTATGCGATTGGCAATCTTACTTTCGTCCAACGCGACGGGTCTATCGTCGCTGAACTCTACAATGAAAAGGAAATGGTATGGCAAAGCGACCTAAACGAAAAAAGGGAAGAACTTCCCGAGCGGGAACAACTGTCACCCGGTCAACTTCGTCAACTCTTCGAACTAGTCAAAGCAACCTTGCCCCAAAGGTTTCGGTCAATGTTGACCTACGTCGACCCACCGTCCAGCCAGGGTCCTTAACCTGGAAAGCGATGTATCCGGATCGTCGGCCCGTCGATCCCATCAAGGCACCTGTCTACCAAAAGTTGCCGTACAAGCCGGTGCCCAAATACACCCCCAAACCTGGGGGCCTTGTTACCCAGGCTCTCGGCCGGGTCGAACCCATTTCGAAACAACGGCGTGACCGGCAAAAAGAACGGGTCGAACCGTTCAAGCAATCTCCCCAGGTGCGCAAGTCACCTGAACAACTGGCGGCGTTTAACGCGTCCAGGCGAAAGAAACGGAACTCTCCTGGGTTCTCGTTTGATGCTGATTGCGTCCAGCGCCCTGATAGTGGCGCAGCTGCCGGTGCTCGTTGGAACCCTACGCGCAAACAAAAGGCGGACCAGGAGGCCCGCCAGAAAAAGCAACAACATGCGCGTCGTTGGTGTTAGTTACGCAAAAAGACAGCCTTGGACGCCTTTGCGGCTGTCGAACATCTGAACATCGAAGTCCCAGCCGTAACCTTTGGTGTCGCTCAACGCCTTCCAGCCTTCGACCTGGATGCACGCGCCGTCGTATGTCTCCCATTCGTATGCGCGGTTGAGCGGCCCCCAGGTGCTGTCTTCTCCCAGGTAAGTGCTTGCCCGCTTACCGTCGAACCGTCTGATGAAATATCCCATCTTTGCCATCTGTCTTCCCCTTGTTTGCTATCTAGCTGCCATTGGATCATGACGGGGCTTGCCCCCGTCCTTGATCCTTGGCACGCGCCGAGCGAACAAAGCGGATTTGTCAATTAGCTGACACAAAAAGTGAGGTTTCCTCACTTATTGTTTCGGCTGGTTGATAAACCAAGAAATAGGGTGTGGGCATCTTTGGATGCCCACCTACCTTGCCAGCTTGCTGGCTCAAAACCGCCCCCCTCTGGGGGGTTGGGGGGTAAGGCGGCTTGCCCGCCTAACAACGGGGCCGCGCCCTAGCGCAGCCCCGTTGTTGCCAACGTTCACAAAAAAAACAGCGTGAGCCTTCTTACGTCCCCTTGCCGCGTGCAGCGCTCGGTCCCACCGCCAAAAAATAGCCATAAAGGACAATAGGCCACGCACTGCCTCGGAAGAGGAACCGATACCGCGCAAGCGTTGCGCCAAAAAAACGTTGTCAAAAAACAAAAAATCGCTCAATGCTAAAAAACCAAACAAGAAAGGACAAAAAATGGTCTGGCAAGCTGCTGCCGCTGCTGCGGGCGCCGAGTTAGTCGGCGGGCTTCTTCAAAAGCCCAAAAAACTCCAACAAAATTTCCGGGAAGAAAGGCAAAACCTGCGCAACATCGTGCGCGGTGCTCAAGAAGCGGGTTTTAACCCCTTAACTGTCCTACGGGCCACCGGGGGACAACCAACCGCAAACGCAATTCAATCACCCCTGGGCGCACGTGCGGCCATTGGTGAAGCCATCAAAACCTTTGGGGGTACATATGCGCAGGACGCTATCGCGCGCGCGTCGGAAGATCGCGCGCAAGAAGACTGGAAAGAGCGGTGGGATTACCAAATTGAAAACCCGCTGCCACCGCTGCGAGCAAATACGGGCGGCGGCGCGTCGGATAAAAAAACGGGTACGTTTGACACCGCGCGCGACGACTACATCGGGAAAATAGAAAACCCGATGGGCGCACGCCCTGAAGAAATTCAGATACCGCTGAGTAATGAAAAATATGGCGGTCGCTATGTCCTGAGAATTGGTCAAGCTCACTACATGATGCCATACGGCTGGGTTCCCACCGAAGCCGTTGAAACCAACCTAGGCTCCGGCCTGGGTGAAATCCATGGCATTCAATCTCTCATGGACCTGGGTGAAAAAGTCCGTGTTACTCGCCAGGGTCACATCCTGACGAACCCTAAAACCCCAGAAACCCCGGTTAGCACCGGGCCAAATCGAACCGGCTATTAAAAAGGAAAGCCAAATGCAAAAGCAACACTCCACCAGGGTCCGCCCTACGCAGGTCTGGCCTGAGAATTATCGGCGCGGCCCTGTCGCTCACGCCAAAACGATGCGGACCGATGCGGTCAGCGTCGTTACCTCCAGTTTCGGCGGCAAACTTGTCCCGCTGAAAATGATCCCTCTGCTCCGTGAAGACGGTGTGATGAACTCACAATTGCAGATTAACCTTCAAATGGCTGAAACCGCTGACATGCTGCTGAACCCGGTCCGGGTTAGCGCCATGGCCTACCTCTGCCCAAAATCCTGCTTCGAAAGGTTCCCGGACCTGGGAACAATTGAGCGCAGTTACAACGGCCAGCAAGAAATTGACGGCACCGTTGTCCCCTGGTTTCAAACAATGGTTGCGCAAGCGCCGCAAGACGGCGTTTTGAAAACTATGGGCTTGCACGCCAAAACCGGCGAAACAATTAATACCGATTACATCGAAGCGTATAACGCGGTGTGGAATTACATTGCGATGCAACGGTCAACTTCTCTGACACCGCGCGACGCCCTGGATAAAACTCTCGCACCAGCCTTTTGGGAACATACCCAAATGAAGCATGTCGTTCCGACATTCGACGCTGCAATGGTCGAGGGTAATATTCCGATTTCGTTCTCTGGCGAAACAAACCGCCTTCCAGTTCACGCCAGCGTTTTCGCGCGTGAAGCTGAAATGGATCGCGGTTATATCCAAACGTCTGGCGCGGCGGGAACCGAACCCGGTGCGGGTGAAACCCCTCCCGCGCCCTATGAAGTTTGGGCGGAACTGCAAGAAGCCAATGTTGCCATTTCCCTGGCAAACATCGAACAGGCCCGGGAAACCCGTGCCTGGGCCAGGCTTCGCAACCAGTATCAGGGCATGTCGGAAGATTGGATGATTGACCAATTGCTTGCCGGTATCCGCTTGTCGGATGAGGCTCTTCAGCAACCCATTCTCATGGATCACGCTGATACAATCGTTGGCATGTCTGAACGCTACGCAACTGACGGTGACAACCTGTCAAAATCCGTTGCTGACGGTAGGACGTCGCTGACTCTGAACCTGCGTGCACCTGCTCTGCAAACCGGCGGTGTTATCGTCGTTTGCGGTCAGGTTCTTCCCGAAATGATCTATGAGCGCCAGCGGGATTATTATCTTAACTCTACGGTGGTCGATGACCTGCCAAACCGGACCGCGGACGAACTCGATCCGCAGCCGGTTGAAACAATTAAAAATGGTGAAGTAGATGAAAGCCACAGCCTCCCGAATGATCTCTTTGGGTATGCTCCTCTTAACCACCGCTGGATGCGACGCGCCCCAAATGTGGGCGGTAAATATTACCGGGCAAGTCCATCAGACCCTTGGGACGAAAACCGAAACCGCATTTGGTCCACCGAAGTCGTCGATCCGACCCTTGGCCCGGACTTCTACATCTCCTCCGATGTCTCGCACGAAGTCTTCGCTGACCAGAACGTTGACCCCTTCGAATGGTGGGTAGCTGGTGACGTCCAGATCAACGGCCTCACCTATTTCGGGGAGCAGCTCCGGGAGGCTCAAGGCGACTATGATGCTGTCGAGGCGCAAGTTCCGACCGAGCGTCTTGCCGGGGATGGGTCTGACACATGAAAACCAGTCCATCCGATTGGGTTCAATGGGATGAAAAAGAGATGCTGCCGTTTGACGGCGGCATCTCGTTCCATGTTCGAACCACCAGCCCCTTAGTCGTCAAAAACGAATTTGGCTTGATCCTGGGTTTCGGCCAGGGGCAGCAGGAAATTGCTGTCACTGGAAAAGGTGAAATTACCTTTGAATGCGAAACCGACATTTGGCTGCGGCCTTCCAGTCGTGTCCAGGAACGTCTCCAGGCGTCTCCTGAAATATTCACGACGCTGGACCGGCCTTCGCCGTTGTCCCCAGAAATGCAAGCCATTCACCGCATGATGCGGCGCAATGAAATTGAGCGGGAAAAAGACCGCCAAGAAATGGAGAAACGTTTTGCTTATCGATCCCGAGAAGACGCTGGACCAAAACCTCAAGACGATGCACCAAAAGCACCCGCCA